CGGGGGGAGAAGACCCTATTTCTGCATCATCCAAGACCGGGTGGTAGACGGGAAAGAGGTCGAGGTCATCGTCGAGGAGGTTGTTGGCGCCGATACGCTTGAAGAAAGCCACGCATACGACTGCGCTCGGATGTGCGCTGACTACGGCATCGTCATTAACGACGTTTTCTGCGATCCTGCGGGCAAAAGCAGGAATGCCCAGACCGGCATCAGCTCAATCCAGTGCTATGAGCGCGTGCTTCGCTCGTCAGGGGTGCTAGCTGGAGGGATGCGTTACACGACAGCTCCCTCCGACAGGCACATTCCGGCAGGCATTGAAGCCACGAGAGCCCTGTTTGAAAATCACAAAGGCGACCGAAAGCTGTTCGTTGCCAAGCACCTGACAGAGCCAAAGAGGACCGGACAGTACCCAGACGGGGTTGTCGGCATTCACGGCGCTTTGATGGGATACTCATACCCAAAGAACAAGCCCGGTGACCCGTATCCGGCAAAAGATAATCGAACAGACCATGCCGTTGATGCCTTGAGGTATTTCGTAATTAACCGCCACGGTGTTATGGATGCCGCGTCGGTTATGGACTTAAACGCTGGCCCAACAAACACAATTATGGCAAACCACGCTTGGGCTGACCCAAGAGACCACCCAGACAACTGGTAATTGCTTCGTACTCGCAAGCTGTTAGGATTTTATCGTGACCACCCCCCAGAACGAGTACGTCAAAGTCGGAAAAGAGTGGCCCTTGTGGGTCTCTAAGGGAGATGTGGAGCGCGCCTCTGAGTCAGGCGAGCCCGTGTCGGTTTATCCCGAGCACGTTGATCTGACCGCACTTAACGAGGCGCGACTGAGCTCTGTAAAGGGTTATGTCGGAGTCCCGCTCATTGGCGGGCAGATCGACATGGACCCCAACAACAACCTGTCCCCGTACAGTTGGCGCGGTAGCTTCGACGAAGTGGGCATCGTGGATCAGATGGTTCGCGAAGATCCTGTCGCTCAAGCGATTCGTCTTGCCTGGACGCTGCCCCTCCTTTCGGTTCAGTGGTCTATCCAGCCAGGGTCTGAAGACCCCAGAGACGTAGAGATCGCGGAGTTCGTCCAGAGCGTGTTCTTTGAGCACATGCGCGGTGGTTGGAACGACTTCCTTGAGCAGGCGGTGCAGTTCACTTGGCGGGGGTTCAGTGCTTTTGAGGTTGTAGCTCGCTACGACAAAGAACTGCAGGCCACGGTCATCGATCAGCTTTCGCCTCGTTTGCCGTGGACCGTTTATCACTGGCAGAAATACAAAGACAATCGCTATGGCTTTACCCAGTGGCCCGACCCGTCAGATCCGGCGCTTGGCGCCTCGCCATCAGCGAACACAGGGCTCTTTAAAGGCCCGGTCCTCCCCCCAGACAAGTTGGTTCTCTTTAGGTTCCAACCTTCGGGGGACAATCCCGAGCCAATGGGCATCCTTCGCCCCTGCTACGGGGCATGGCGGCAACGACGCACCTACCTGAAGTTGGAAGCGACTGGCTACGAACGGAGCGCCTACGGCATACCCACGGTGACTGTCGAGCCCGGTGCTAATCCCGGCGACGTGGCTCAGGTGAACATCATCCTGAGAGAGCTCCGCGCGGGCATTCGATCCTTTGCGATGTTCCCGAAGGGCTTCAACCTTGAGTGGACTGAGTGCCCCATGAAGGCAGACGCCATTCGCCATGCTCGCGTAGCAGCCGGTCAGGACATGGCTCGAGCCGCCTTGTGCCAGTTTTTATTCACGGGCGAGTCTGCTGGCGCGTACAGCCTCATTCAGGGCCAGCTCGATCACTACACGATGGCGCTTCAACAGGCCGCGAACAACATCGCCACAACGATGTCTCAAGGCCCTCATGCAATAATCAAGAGGCTGGTCAACTGGAACTATCCAGGCGTTACCAACTACCCCTATGTGCAGGCTGGTGAGATTCGGGTTGGAGATCCCAAGCAGCTCGTCGAGGCTGTGAAGAGCGCGGTTGACGCTGGAGTCGTAACCCCTGACGCACTCATCGAGTCCAAGATCAGAGACGTGCTATCCCTTCCCCAGCGAGTTGATAGTGCCGCTAAGCCCATCGACTCGGACCCGGCTCTTCCAGGGTCGTCGGATCTTCCAGAAGACGACTCGCCGCCTGACGACTCACCGCCCCCCAAAGCTTCGTCTCGAGGTGAAGAGCAGGCCAAGCGGGAAGATGAGGCTGTTGCGGCTGCAGACGCCTGTTGCCCTGTGGCGCTTTCATCAGCGACCATAGAGAGTCGAGTTGAGAACGACATCTTTATCGAGGGCCCTGGTGGCAGGGAAGTGCGCCCCGAAGAGCGGTTTGTTCGCTTTTCCGAAGTGTCTGGGGTTAAAGACGAGGCGAACGAGAAGATGGCCGACACCATCACTGAGTGGAGGGAGAAGGTCTCTCCCCTTTACGCCGGGATGCTCGCAGAGAAAGAAACAGTAGAAGAGATGCTTCAAGTAGAGGTCCCCTTGCAGGAAGAACTCAAGGGTGACCTGATTGACCTCTTGCGGGATGCTTACGAGAAAGCCAAAGACTCCGCCGAAAAAGAGATGACCAGGCAACAGGAAGACCCGTCTTTTAGGAAAGAAGTCGAAGACGGCGAGGCCAAACCTAGGATGGTTGACGGTCAAATAGAGCTCTTCGAGCAGGTTGAACTTGCAGATCCAGTTTCCGCCCCCGCCCCGGCAGAAGGAGTCGCCAGATCTCCGGCAGACGAAATCGATCCAGAGGATACGATTCGCTCTACCGCAGCAGCGACTACCCGTCTCGCCGCAGACAGAGTCCAAGGAGCAGGAATATCATCGGTACAGGCTTCAGGCATAGGTGGCGCTCCCCCTCCCCCTGCCACGGTCGTTGCCTCGGTGATAGAAGCTCTATTGGGCCTGTCTGCTGGCGTTGACTTCCGAGAGGCGCAGGCGGCAACAAACACCACGTATGGCCTTGGCCGCATCCAAGCCCTTCGGGGAGCCGACGCCCGTAGGTATGTATATAGCAACCTGGCTGAGTCGCAGAGCTGTCAAGAGTGCCTAGACCACGATGGCGATGAGTTCGGAGCAGATCAACTCGCTGAATACAGCACTCCAGCGAGCTGGTGCGAGGGCCTCAACATGTGTAACTGCCTCATCCTTGGGATTCTGTGATGGCGGGCGGTCGCCCGAAAAGGACAGACCTCCCCGAGGGGATTGGCGAATACCCTGATTACGTTGTCTCGGCCATTGCCAAAGAGCGCGGTGAGTTGATAACCCCGCAGGGAGTTCGGTATTTGAGGCTCGCCAACGAGATACCACCACCCTCTGAGCCGTACCGATCAAGGTGGCTTAGTGAGCGGTCTGGAGACCTCCCAGACGGGGACTATTAGGTTTTCTTGGTCTATCGCTGGTTGTGCTCTACCCCTTCTTTCGTGAACACTACGGCATGCCCGAAGCATTTGCAGAGTGGACGACCGCGTTCGTCAACGACTTGCCTGACTCTTCGTTTCTCTACATCGCCCCAGGCGGAGAGAAAGACGAAGACGATAGGACTGCGCCTCGGTCATTGCGTTACTTCCCAGTGAAGAACGCTGAAGGGGATCTAGACCTCCCGCACCTCCGCAACGCGATTGCCCGCATTCCGCAAAGCAAGGCGCCTGGACTCACGCCAGACAAGATGCAGGCTTTGCAGGGTAAGGCCCGCGCCATGCTGGACACCGAGAAACAGGAATCCGCTGAAGAGGTGGATCCACTCGAAGGCCCAGAGCAGTCATACTCCGACTGGTCCTGGGCGGTGCGCCTATCTGACGGTGGAGCGAAGTGGGTTGAGCTGGCTAGGTCAGGCGCCCACTTTGGAAGAGGATCAGACCGCAGGGTTGACCTCTCAGGTCAAGACATCGAGTCGATGGCAAATGGCTACAAAAAGATTCAGTCCGAAAAGTGGTTCCCCACGGGAGCCCCAGTTGGATACAACCACGCCACAGTAAGTGGTGCGGTAGACCCAGAGTCCACCAAGGCAGCAGGCCGCATTCTTGACGTTCGCGTCGAGGATAACGGCGAGGGTGTGAGTTTAATGGGTCTTATCCAGTGGACAGACGAAGCTCGCAGGCGTATTCATGCTGGCGAGTTTGACGGATTCAGCATCGAGGCCATCCCGGTCTCGGCAGCGCGAAGCAAGAAGACTGGTGAACCTCTGGGCGAATGGGCCTTGGTGGGTGGCACCCTGACTAACGAACCGTTCGTTGCTGGTCTCAGCAAGGTGGCGGCATCTGAAACAAGGAACAGTAGTATGAGCTTGACCAAGCTTCTCTCTGACACCCTGTCCCTGGCGGAAGGTGCGACTGACGCGCACCTCGTCGCAAAGGTTCAGGCCCTTTCGGAACTCGCAGGCAAGGCGGAGGCTCTCACTGAGGCCCTCTCTTCCGTGACCGAGGACCGCGACACCATCAAGACAGAGCTCGACGAGCTTCGCGAGAAGGAGACCGAGCGTCTTCTGGACCGTGCTTGCGAAGATGGCCGCATCGCTCAGAGCGAGCGAGACCGCTATCACCGCATCCTGGTCAAGCTTGGCGAGGAAGAGGCTAGCTACGCCTACCCCAAGAATCGCATTCCGGTTGCCGAAGTAGGCAAGCCTGGAGTCGATTCTGAGCGAGTGGCTACTGACGCTGCAGGCATTGAGGCCGAAGCAAAGGCTCTTGCCGAGGGCTTCGTAAACGATCTCGGACTAGACGAGGCGACCGCTTACGGGCGAGCCATCTCAATGGTCCTTTCCAACCCCACCAAGCTCGCGGCCTACGAGGCCGAAAGCGTTAACTCGTAACTCGTAGGAGATACCAATGAGCACTCCCTTCAACCCCACCATCTCTACCTTTAAGAGCGATGAAGATCTCTCCGCCTCCGCATGGTTCCTAGTGCGGCCCGTGGGCGGCGTGGACAACGACATCGAAGTTGCTGGCGCAGGCGAACTCGCTATGGGCGCGCTTACCAATGACGTTCCGACTGCCACCTCCGGCACGGTCTACGTCCCGGTCCAGATCGGCGGCATCATTAAGGTGAGCTGCGGAGCGGCCTGCGTGGCTGGTTCCCTTGCCATGTCGGACGCTTCGGGCGAGGCCCTTACAGCCACTGACGGCAACTACGCCTTTGGCATCGCCCTCGGCGAGTACGTTGACGGCGAAATTGGCTCATTCTTGTGGGCTCCCTCTTACCTCGAAACCACCTGATAGCGATCACACTGGAGACTTAGAAAATGGCAAATGTTCACGGATTCGTCCAAGATGTGATGCTCACCAAGTACAGCCGACTACTCGGCCCGTCACTTGGTTCGTTTATCGCAGACGACATCTTCCCAGCGGTAGATGTCCCCACCAAAACCGGCAAGTTCTACAATGTAGACGGTGGTTTCGCTTCGGCGTCTCCCGGCCACGACATGGTCATCGCTGACGGTCAGCAGTCCCCTCTGCTGCTGAGCAGCACGATCAGCAAGGTTGACGGTTGGGATGTAGAACTTAGCGGCCTCGGCTGCCAAGTCAGCAAGAACTCTGCTGAGTACGCTGCCGGAAACGGTCTCAATCTTCGCATGGCGAAGACAGCTCTGCTGGCTCGTCAGACCGCAATCATTAGAGAGCGGATTGCTGCGACCCAGGCTTTTAGTACAGCCACCTTCACTAACGCGGCATTGGCCGGATCTAATCGCTGGGACAACGCAGCGAGCGACCCGGTCTCTAACGCGCAGGACGCCAAGGACACCATCATCCAGGCGTCGGGCGAAGATCCGAATGTCGCGATTATGGGCTACGAGGTCTATATGGCGCTCCGCCAGCACCCGGCCATTATCGAGTTCGTTTCTCGAACTTCGAACAATGTCGGTCTCGTGGACAACAGCGACATCGCCCGAGCCCTGGACGTAGAGACCATCTACGTTGGCAAGGCTGTCGCGAACGCCAATGTAGAAGGTGTCGCTTCTGGCAACGCCTATATCTGGGGCAAGTCTGTCCTCTTTGCTCGACTGCGTACCAGTCCCGCACCCATGACTCCGCAGAGCGCCCTCCAGCGTTGGCGTTTCCAGGGTTCGTCGGACGGTGCCGTTCGTCGCTGGGAGCCCACTCCCTACGTGGAGCAGGTAGACATGTTGTGGAACGAGCAGTTCGCTGCCCCGACCGCCGCCCTCGGATACCTCTACACGACCGTAGTCAGCTAGGAGGTCGTCATGGCAGAAACACTGCTACCGCAAGGCATCCCCTTTAACCCTGAAAACGGGTTGAGGGTTCGCCTTGGGCATAACGTCGAGACGCTCGCAGGAGCCAAGACGCTGACTCCCCAGGACGCGCAGTTCCAGTTGCTAGATCCTGACGGATCTCACCGCAATATTACCCTCCCAGCGGAGGAGGCAAGCCAGGGACTGTTCTTCATTATTAAGAACACTGCAGGCGGCGCTGAGAATCTGGTGATCATGGATGACACGGGAGCGCCTGGAACCAAGGAAACCCTCGCCCAAGGCAAGTGGGGCATCTTTATGTGTAACGGCACATCTTGGGAAACCATGGGCGTCTTGAGCCACGCTTAACAACTAGCAGGGAGGAGCACCCCTCGTGACCTATATAAGAGAACTAACCTCATTGGCTCCCGCCACCACGGTCAAAGTGAGTGGCGGGGCTGATAAGGCCCCCAACTGGACCTTCACCCAAACAAGCAGAGAGGCGGTTTCTGTCTAATGTACGAAGTAAACAAGAAGTCCACCGTCATCTGCAATGGTGTGAAGTACCCAGGTGGTTCATTGCTTCCTGCTGGCTTGCCAGACATCGAAAGCCTGTTGGCTGCTGGCGTAATCACCGAGGTGCCCTCGAGTGAGCCAGCTCGACCTGAGCCGGTGCCTGCGGGAAGAACATTCGCGCACTCGGGATACGATCCCAAAGAGGCATCGACTGTTTCCAACGTGCCGCTTCGGCTAATGCCTGCGATGCTTGCCTCGGTGAGCAATGCAGACCTCTTGCTGGAAATGCACGAGGCCGATTCCCGTAAGGGCGGCAAGGATCTTATCGAAGAGCGCCTGAGCGAGCTGGAGGATTCTGATGACTAAGGTTGTTTTGAAGTGCGCGCTCTCTATGGGCGACAAAGAGTTCGTGCCTGGTGACCATATCGAGGTGGACGACGACAACCTGTCTCGGATGCTTCGCAAGAACATGGTCGAGCTCCCCCCAAAGCCTGCCCCTAAGAAGAAGAAGAAGGCAGAGCCCGCTGCTGAATAAGGAGAATTGCCGTGGCGTACAACTCTGACCTCGCCACAGCGACCTCTATGGCCCCCCAACTGGGGACCCTGAGCGGCACCACAACGCCCACCTCTACGCAGGCTACGGTTATATGGACCCGTGCGTATAACGAGGTGCGGATGGCCTTCCTCGAGGCAGGCATGTCGGACTCGTTCACGTCCTCAAGCCGAGCCGAAGAGGTTGCTCAGAGCGCCGAGATGATGCTCACAAGCGGATTGGTGCTGCTAGCAAAGGGCTCTATCGGCAAAGACGGCAAGGCGACCTCCGACGAACTCATACGCCTCGGAAGAGACATGCTGTCCAAGCTTTGGCACAAGCGCGACTACCTCATGTCGAACGGGGCAACAGCCGCGCTCTCGGGAACATCTATCTTCGCCAAGTCCAACTGGACCGAGGACAGCGATCCAGACTTCGACTACACGGTAGGCACCGGAGACCGAGAATACGCCCAGCCACCAGCGTTTCAGGATGGGGATGAGCTGTAATGGCCGGTGGGAAGGTTGACCAGTCGTTTGAGATGACATTCGACCCAAAGCTCGCCCGCATGAGGGTGGCTTTTGAGGACTGGTCTGGGCTGATTGGAGATTGGCGCCCAGCATGGAAGCATCTACGCACCCTTTTCAGGAAGCACGAGGCTCGACACCTAAGTACCGAAGGATCGTCTAGCGGCGACGGATCCCTGTTTCCCAAGCTGAGTACGCGGTATGGAGCTTGGAAGGCTAAGAACTACGACTCGGGGCTCCCAATTCTGCAGCGTGAGAAGGTGCTTTTTCGCGCTTTGGTTGAGGGGGTTCCGAGTTCCGCCGTTTTTAATCGCATGACCAAGACCAGCCTCACCCTTGGAATTAAGCCAAATGCCGTCGTTGAGGATCCGAAGAGATCGGGCAGGGCCTATCACCTAGGGGTAGCAGCTCAGGCGCACGCATCAGGGGCTACCCTCAAGATGCCGCAAGGCACGACGGCGACCCTTCCGCAGAGGCCCCCTATTCGCTTTAACGGCAACGTGCAAGACAGATCGTCTTTCGGTTACGCAGCGTCTCAGATCCTCCAGGCCCATATCGTCAAGGCTCGTCGAAAAGCCCTTTCAAAAGACATCGAAGCGGCCATCGGTGGGCCTTCTGGGGCACACAAGGGCCCAGACGCGACCATTGAGTCCATTCTGACCAGGGAGTGGCGTTAATGGCCTACTACGGAGCAGAGGCGGCTGTAGAGGCTCTCCACGAGTTCCTGACTGACGGAACGTATGGCTACAACGCTCAACTCGCCACCATGAGGAGCGAGCTCTCGGTTGGAACGGCAGATCTTCCCGACGTTCTGGCTTTTGAGAAGTACTACCCTAAAGACCTTCAGGCGAGGCAGTTTCCTCACATGTCGATAGTCTATTTATCGGACACGGCAGAGCAGGAAGCTAACTCGAGGATGATTAACCTGTCCGCAGAGCTGAGACTTACAGTCTTGGACATGAATGTGGGTGGGTCAGAGGCGGCAGTTGGATTAGCCATGTGTCGCTATAGGGACGCCCTTACGAAGATATTCCTTCGTCGCCTTCCAATGGGAAAACAAGGGTGGACTCTTTCTAATGGTGGAACTGCTGCCACCGGACGTGTTATTCGATGTACCATCGAATCGAACATGCTCGCCTTTGATCCCGAGATTCAAGCAAGCACACCAAATATGATGCTGCGAACCTCTTTATTGGTTCGCTTGCAGGAGGACTACTGAGATGACTGGCCCCTCAACAGACATCGGCCGCGACCTGGTCGTATTCGTCGATCCGCAGAGCAGTTTCAAGACCATTGCCACCGCATACCCTGTGGCTGCAGACGCTGTTCGGGTGCTAACCGCCTCCGTTAACGGCAAAAGCCCGTTCACCATGTTTGAGGACAAGCGCGGAACATCGACGCCCCTTGGCGTGATCAACCAAAAGCGCACGGCAGAGTTCAGCCTTGAGTGCTACGCCTATCTCCCCAACCGAGAGACCGCTCCCGACTGGGCCGACCTGTTGACCTCGGGCGGATGGACCGCCGTGCCAGCCAGCGGTGACGAAACGTCTGCCACTGGCGGGACTACCACGGTAATCACTACCGCAGACACGACCAACTGGTCTGTGGGCGACTGTGGGATCTTTGAAACGGGGCTCGCCACCGGGGTTTACGAGATTCGGCGGATCACCGCTATTTCCGCAGGGGCTAGCTTCACGGTTTCCCCGGCCCTACAGAACACCCCAGCGGCTGGGTCCAACATCTTGGCTGGAATCCTTTACAAGCCCAAGGACGCGAAGGACACCACTCCCGACGCGCTTACGATGTGGGCGTTTAACAACAACAGCGCAGATCGCATGATCGGTGGAGTGGTTGGGTCCGAGACCTTCTCAATGGGTGGCGACGGAGCTGCTCGCATTACGTTCAGCGGAACGGGTCGCCGGGACAACCGAATGGTTCAGACCACGCTCAATGCCGGGGGCACCCTTAACGACACCGACGTTACATTTACCGTGTCAAGCGGAGGCGCCATCCCCTCGGATGCCAGTGCCGCTAACCCGTACTACTATCAAATGGATAGCGAGAACTTTGAGGTCATTGGCGTCTCGGGAAATACCGTCACCGTTAGTGCTCGTGGAATCCATGCGGGCGGCGGGTCTGCTGCTACTCACGTTGACGGATCCCTGTTTTATCCGTTCCAGCCAACGGGATCCTTTGCGGGAACCCCTATTCCAGCGACCTCTGGCTCTTTGCTGGTGGCTGGCGCTCCGCTTCAAGCCGGGTCTATCTCGGTAGAGGTTGATCAAGGGATCATCTATCGTGAGAACGTGCATGGAGACGACTACGTCGTAGATGGCTATGTCGGCGGCATGCGAGCCGTGACCGCCACCCTCGATGGTTGGAGTTTTTACGACTCAACCTTGCTTGAGGCTATGGACGCGCGCAATCGCACCAGTTCCCAGATCCTCTGCCAGCAGGGAGAGTCTGAGGGCGGCATCTTCGCCGTAGAACTGCCATCGTTTAAGTTTGAAGAGCCCGACATGGATCGCGGTGGCGATGAGGTCACCGTGTCTTTGACCGGACAAGCAGTAGGAACCACCTCGGAAGACGAGATTTACATTATGGTGGGCTAACCACCTCACAGGACGGAGCACCCCGTGGAACTGAGCACATGGAATGTCCAGGAGTACGAACTAACAGATTCGGACGGCGAGAAAGCAGTCATTCTGTTTCGTCCTCTTACGCAGGGCTGGAGAACAAGGCACCTCGAGATAACCCTTGGCCTTCAAAGGGCCGCAGAGACGGTAGCGGAACTGCAGAAGGGTGTGACCGACGAGCCACCCTCCAAGGAGGCCTTCAAGGCGCTTATAGACGCGCAAGCGAACGCAGACGAGGTTCTCTCTCAGTTTCGGGGAGAGTTGTTCCGCGATCTGATTGTGGGATCCAAGAACCTGACCATCGACGGAGAGGTCCCATCAAGGGACGATCTGATCTTGGCGGTCATCGGAATCGAGTCGCTTGGTCAAGACCTGGCCCAGCACATCATCTCCGAGGGCCACGTATCGGAGTCCGAGGGAAAAGACTAAGGGCCGCTTTTCAGTACGTTGCAAAGGGCGAGCCCTCTCCCGAAGAAGTTGACCTCTGGGAGAAGTCCGGCTGGACTGGGTGTAAGCTTTGGGGCTCCTGTGGAGGAACCCGGTGCAAGGATGGAGACCCTGATGAGAAAGGTCGCCTTCGGTTTCGCACTCCCGTGCTGATACCTAGAGACCGGCCTCAAGGGTGCCACCCTGTCGATAGGCGGCTCTCCGCATGCCCCTTAAGGGAGTGTGACCCGTGGGTTTGGTCTGCGGTTCACACTTGGAACTCGTGGACTACTTTCGGGGGATCTCCGGCCCCAGGAGCTCTGTCTGAGCAGCCAGCTCGACTATTAGATGCCCTAGCTATAATTGATGCAGAAAGCGCCCTAGTGCGAGCGTATCATTCCGAGGTGCAGGCAAGACGATCCAAGATGAGGAAGGGATAGATCATGGCTACGGGAATGGTGAACATCCAGTTCAAGGTGGACTCCAAGGGAGCCGTAAAGGAGATCAAAGCCCTCGGCAAGACCATCAAGACCTCCGAAAAAGAGGCCACCAAATGGGCCAAGGCGGGCTTCTTCGCTTCGGCAGGAGCCTCGGCCTACAAGCTGTCGGTAAACCTTCTTAGGAAGGCGCTTACGTCCCTCATTGGCCCCATTAAAGACTCGGTCTTTGAGATGGGCGTCCTTGGCGACCGGATCGCTAAGGATGCGCGGATGATCGGCGTGACCGCAGAACAGTTCCAAGTAATGGAGTTCGCGGCAAAGAGGTCCGGCACCTCGGTCACGGCGGTCAACAACGGCATGAAGAAGCTGGGCCGCGTGATGGTCGATGCCCGAAACGGGTCGAGGCAGATTAAAGACACGTTCAATGCGCTTGGCATCGAGCTCATGAAGAGCAATGGAACCCTTAGAGACACCTTCGATGTGTTTCTAGACCTCGCCGACAAGTCAGCGATACTTGGGGCCTCCGCAGAGCGCACAGGCGTTCAGATGCTCTTGCTTGGACGGTCTGGAACTGAACTGTCGAACATGCTGTCAGATGGCAGGCACGGGATACTCGAGCTCAGGAAAGAGTTGGAGGATCTTGGGGGGATCATGGGCGGTGACGCCCTAGACAATAGCGAGTTGTTTGTTGATCGGATGGCAGACCTTGAGCACGCTTTCCGAGGCGTGAAGATTCGGCTGGGCGCGGAACTCATGCCGAT